GAAGGTCGTCGTTTTGCCGCAACAGCCGACATGAAAGTGTCTGACATGAGTGCTAACGCGCCTGTCGGTACAACGTTGGCTCTGCTGGAGCGTCAGTTAAAGGTGATGACTGCGGTGCAAGCCCGTGTGCACTTCGCTTTGAAGCAAGAGTTCAAACTCTTGAAGAACATCATCCGCGACTACACTGATCCAGACTACACATACGATCCTGAGTACGGCACACGTAAAGCGAAAAAGGCTGACTACGACAAGGTAGACATCATCCCCGTGTCAGACCCCAATGCGGCCACCATGAGCCAGCGCGTGATCCAGTACCAAGCTGTGATCCAGATGGCGCAGATGGCTCCGGACATTTACAACTTGCCAGAACTACACCGCGGTATGCTCTCCGTCTTGGGCATCAAGAACGCTGAGAAGCTCGTGCCAATCGAAGAAGACATGAAGCCAATCGACCCCGTGCAGGAGAACCAGAACGCGCTTAAAGGTACACCGCTCAAAGCGTTCTTGCATCAAGATCACGCCTCGCACATTCAGGTACACATGCTGCTCTTGCAAGACCCGATGATTCAGCAGTTCATTGGGCAAAACCCACAGGCTCCCAAGATCATGGGCGCAATTACTGCGCACATTGCAGAGCACGTTGGCTACCAGATGCGCCAGAAGATTGAGCAGCAACTCGGTATGCCACTGCCACCCGAAGACGAGAAGTTGCCACCACAAGTGGAGATCGCGCTCTCAGGCATGATGGCTCAAGCTGCTCAGCAAGTTCTCATGCAGGATCAGGCCAAAGCCGCACAGATGCAAGCACAGCAGCAGATGCAAGATCCAATCATGCAGATGCAGATGCAAGAGTTGCAACTCAAACAACAAGAGTTGGAATTGAAGAAACAAAAGATCATGATGGACGCTGCTGCCAAGGCCGATGCACAGGCTTTGAAAGAGCAAGAAGTCAGCGGCAAACTGGAACTGGACGCTCTTCGCACAGGTGCGCAAATCAAAGAGAGCGAATTCAAGCAACAGTTTGAGCAAGAACGTGCCGGCCTCCAGATGGGTGCTGACATCGCAAAGAGTAAAGCCCAGATGGACTTACAAGCGCGAACTGCTGCGCTTCAAAATAGCAGGAACCAAGGTTCTAGAAAATGATCCAAGACTTCGCAAACGTATTGCGCAACCAAATACGTACTGACATGAACAACTACGCCGACGACATCGCCGGTGGAGCATGTCGCAATTTTGAGGAATACCAAAAACTCTGCGGGATTATTTCAGGTCTAGCTCTCGCAGAGCGTTATGTTCTTGACCTGCTTAAGAAAGTTGAAGACTCCCATGATCGGAACTGAATCAGGATTGATCTTGCCCCCCGGTATTTCGTTGCCGCCACACATCCAGCCAGTCGAACAGCCTGACGAAGATGATGATAACGATACAAAAGCAGGCGCACTGCCCGTCCCCACAGGATGGAAATTGCTCTGTGTAGTCCCTGAAGTTGAACAAAAGATTGCAGGAACATCACTGGATCTCGTGAGAGATACAGCCACTATGCGCCAAGAAGAACACGCCACCACGGTGCTGTTTGTATTGCGTGTAGGCCCCGATGCGTACAAAGACACCGCCAAGTTTCCTAACGGAGCATGGTGTAAAGAGGGCGACTTCGTGTTAGTACGTACTTACTCCGGCACAAGATTTAAGATCTTTGGCAAGGAGTTCCGTCTCATCAACGACGACCAAGTTGATGCTGTTGTGCTAGACCCTCGCGGCTTGACCCGCGCTTGAAAGGAAGACCATGAACGAACCCTACAAGTTCCCCGACGAAATTGATGACAAGAAGGCCGCAGAGGTTGAGTTTGAAATTGAAGGCGAAGGCGAAGTAGAAATTGAAATTGAGGACGACACTCCTGAACAAGACCGTGGCCGTAAGCCATTGGACAAGGAAGTTGCCGACCCTACAGAAGACGAAATTGAGTCTTACTCTGACAAAGTCAAATCACGTATCAAAGAACTGACCCACGCCCGTCACGACGAGCGCCGGATCAAAGAAGCCACAATGCGTGAGAAACAAGAGCTGGAGCGTCTAGCACAGCAGTTGATTCAGGAGAACAAACGCCTAAAACAAAACGTCTATACAGGACAAGAAGCCATCATTGAAGGGGCTAAAGGTAAAGCTGATTTTGAGTTAAAAGAAGCCCGGGCTAAACTCAAAGCAGCGCAAGAAGCTTATGACAATGATGCGATCGTTGCCGCCTTAGAGGAGGTGACGGACGCAAAGATTCGTGCAGAACAAGTAAAAAATTATCGTCCTACCCCTTTACAGGAAGAAAATTTTGATGTACAAACACAACAAACCCAACCTGCAAAGGTTGAACCGGACGAAAAAACTCTGCGCTGGCAGGCAAAAAACCAGTGGTTCGGACAACAAGGGTTTGAAGAATACACCAGCTACGCACTAGGGCTGCATCAAAAACTAGTCACAAACGGAGTGGATCCCCGCTCTGCTGAATACTTCGAGCAAATTGACGCTCGCATGAAGTCATCGTTTCCTGATTTATTTGGGCAGGCGAATGACAAGCCAAGGTCTGGTGAGGTTCAAAAGAAACCTACAACAGTGGTGGCCTCTGTATCTCGTTCTACGAGTGCAGGAAAAATTAAGCTAACAAATACGCAAGTTGCGTTGGCTAAAAAATTAGGTTTAACCCCGCAGCAATACGCTGCACAAGTAGCAAAACTGGAGAACTGAAATGGCTGAAACAATTGACCGCTCAAATCGTGACTTAAAGTCACGCGAAAAATCTGTTCGTGCAGTATACGTACCGCCGACAAACTTGCCTGATCCAACGCCTGAACCGGGCTATGTGTATCGCTGGGTAGCGACTCACATTCTGGGACAAGCGGAAGTAACTAACGTGTCGCGCAAAATGCGTGAAGGTTGGGTACCGGTGAAGGCAGACGACCATCCAGAATTGATGCTGGTGGGCAACGAAAAGACTGGGAACGTGGAAATTGGTGGCCTCATGCTCTGCAAGATGCCTGCCGAAAAAGCCAGAGCCCGGGACGAGTACTATGACCAACAAGCTCAAAACCAGATGGAGTCAGTTGACAATAACTTCATGCGACAAAATGATCCGCGCATGCCGTTGTTTGCCGAAAGAAAGTCGTCATCAACGCGTGGTGGATTTGGTTCTGGTTCTAAATAAACTTAGGAGTCCTTAAATGGCATCTACACAAACCCCTTACGGCTTCCGTGCCGTAAACGAGTTGGGTGGCCTACCATACGCTGGTAGCACTCGACAATTCCTAATTAACCCTGCTGGTTACAACACGAACATCTTTAATGGTTCACTCGTGTATGTAAATGCTTCAGGTTACTTGCAAATCGTGACTACCACTGGTGCAGACGACAACACTGCCGGCTTCCCAACTGGTGCAGGTACATCTACTAACTCAGGCGCTATTGGCGTTTTTGTTGGTTGCTCCTACACGAATGCACAAGGCCAAATCATTTACTCTCAGTACTACCCTGCCAACACAGCTTCTGTGCAAGGCTCTGCTATTACTGCGTACGTAATTGATGACGACCGCGCTGTGTTCCAAGTCCAAGCCAACAACACAATGGCTCAGACAACATTGGGCACAAACGTGTTCTTAGCTGCTGCTCAAAGCACTAGCACAGGTTCTACAACTACTGGTAACTCTACAACTGCTGTCTCTGCTTCTAGCACTGCGGCTACTGCGGCGTTCCGTGTTGTTGGCTTTGCGAACGTTCCCGGATTCTCAACTGTGGGTGATGCCTACACTGACATCTTGGTCAAGTTCAATCCCGGCTATCACAGCTATACAACCGCCGTCGGCCTGTAAGGAGTAAACTACTATGGCAATTTCACGCGCACAACTACTTAAAGAGTTGCTCCCCGGTCTGAACGCTTTGTTCGGTATGGAATACGCTCGCTACGGCGAAGAGCACAAAGAAATCTACGAAACAGAGAAATCTGAGCGTAGCTTTGAAGAAGAGACAAAGCTTGCTGGCTTTGGCTCTGCTCCCGTCAAGAACGAGGGTCAAGCCATTGCGTATGACAACGCACAGGAAGCCTTCACAGCACGTTACAACCACGAGACTATCGCCCTCGGTTTCTCCATCACGGAAGAAGCTGTGGAAGATAACTTGTACGACAGCTTGTCTGCTCGTTACACGAAGTCTTTGGCCCGTGCTATGTCTTACACCAAGCAAGTTAAAGCTGCATCCGTTATCAACAACGGTTTCAACGGCGCATACTTGGGCGGTGACGGCGTCACTTTGTTCGGTAACGACAGCTCTAGCGCTCGCGTTGGTCACCCCCTCGTTAATGGTGGTGTGAACTACAACAGCCCAACAGTTGGTGTTGACTTGAACGAAACTTCATTGGAAAACGCTGTGATTCAAATCGCTGCGTGGACTGATGAGCGCGGTCTGTTGATCGCCGCCAAGCCCCGTAAGATGATTGTTCCCCCATCACTGATGTTCGTTGCCAAGCGTTTGCTTGACACTGAACTGCGTGTTTCTACTGCTGACAATGACATCAACGCGTTGAAGCAGATGGGCGCAATCCCTGAAGGTTACACAGTTAACCACTACCTGACCGACACAAACGGCTGGTATTTGATTACTGATGTGCCTAACGGCATGAAGCACTTCGAGCGTATCGCCTTGCAAAATTCCATGGATGGGGATTTCGATACAGGGAACGTTCGTTACAAAGCTCGCGAGCGTTACTCTTTTGGTTGGAGTGACCCGTTGGGTATGTGGGGTTCAGCAGGCGCTTAATAGCTACTGCTCCTCTGAAAAGCCACCTTCGGGTGGCTTTTTTATTTTCTATTGCTTTTGTTTTTCACTGTGCTACAATTACTCGTATCGTAACAAGGAGATAATATGGAGCATCCAAAAACCCGTGCCGAAGCCAAAACGACAGGCGCAAAGTTTTACTTTACTGGAGAGCCTTGTGTGCGAGGGCATGTGGCCCTACGCAAAACAAAAGGTGCTTGCGTTGACTGCATGAAAGAAGACTGGGCAGTTGATAACGAGAAGCGTAAAAGCAAACCAAAGTCCGATGCCGCTAAAGCCGCAGGCAAACGTTACTACGAACGCAACAAGGAGGCCGTAATTGCTAGAGCTGCTGCACGCCCCGTAGAAGAAAAACGACGTCTACAAGCGCAGTACAAAGACCGAAATGTGGATGTTGTGCGTGCGGACACCAGCGTGCGCAAACGCAGACACCGCGAAGCTACACCTAAGTGGTTGACGCAGGAGCAGCGCATGTCCATGCGGCAGTTGTATATCCAAGCAAGAAAGATGACAGAAGTCACAGGCGAACGGTACGTCGTTGACCACATCGTCCCCCTACGTTCTTACGAAGTCTGCGGCTTGCACGTGCCGTGGAATCTGCGCGTTATTACACAAGAAGAAAATTTAAAGAAGTCCAATAAACTTGTTGCACACTCCGAAACACCGTGATATAAACACAGTAATCCGGGCTTATCCGGTGTTCTGACAGTCCCGGCTGACGACATGCAGACAGAACACCCCAACTTGCATGTAAGGAATACATCATGGCACGCACAACATTTCAAGGCCCAGTACGTTCATTGGGCGGTATTTATCAACAAGGCCCAGCGACTGTCGTTGAAATCACGGCAAGCACCACACTAAGCCCAGAAGCTCATGGTGGTCGCATCATTTCTGTTGGCGGCACATTGGCCGCGGCACTGACTTTGACTTTGCCGGCGATCAATGTCTCTGCTAACCCCACAACGTCTGGCCCCGGTCAAGACCCAAGCACAGCCAACAACGAAGGCGTTGTGTACACAATTTGGGTTCCCACAACAATTGCTACTAGCTCACTGAAGATTGGCACAAACGGCACTGACAAGTACGTTGGCACAATCGTAATGAATGACGTAGACACAGACGGCGCTGGTTTGGTGGGCTTTTCTGCCGCAGCCGCAAACGATTTCATTAACTTGAACGGCACAACTACTGGTGGTGTTGCTGGTTCATGGGTGCAGATTGTTGCTATTGCGGCTAACAAGTACATGGTTACTGGCATGGTGATGGGCACAAGCACTGTGGCTACACCGTTCGCAAACTCCTAATCAACCCGTGGGGCTTAGGCCCCGTTTTTAAAGGAGATTGATTATGACAACGCAATATGACGTAAAAGCGCAACACACAAACGCGTCTGCGTCTATTTTTGGACAGCCAGCTCGCGTTAAAGGTTTTTCTATTTGCGCTACTGCTAGCCAAGCAGGGACATTGCTTTTGAAAGATGGCGGTTCCGGCGGCACCACACGTATTGAGATTGACATTCCTCCCAACACAAACCCCAACTCGTTTTATGTTGCGGTGCCGGGTGAAGGCGTGCGGTTTTATACGAACATTTACGCTACCTTGACTGGTATTGCGTCAGTGACGGTGTTCTATGGCTAAGAGCCCAGCATGGCAACGCAAAGAGGGGAAGTCCGAGAAGGGCGGCTTGAACGCCAAAGGACGGGCTTCCTACAATGCAGCCAATCCCGGCAAGCCGGGGCTGAAACGTCCTCAACCAGAGGGCGGCTCACGGCGCGACTCCTTCTGTGCAAGGATGAGTGGTATGAAGAAGAAGTTGACCTCTGCCAAGACGGCCAACGACCCGGATTCACGGATAAATAAGTCTTTGAGGGCGTGGAACTGCAAAGATGGCGGATATGTAAACGCAGCCGATGGTTGCGCTACAAAAGGCAAGACAAAAGGGCGGATGGTATGACTCAACACGACACAGCTAAAGCAGTTGCCGATGGCGCAGCAGTTTTAACAACTGTTGGTGTTATGGCTACGTGGCTTCCACCTTTGGCTTCCTTGTTCACGATCATCTACCTCGGTCTTCGTATCTGGGAGTCTGATACCGTTCGTGAAATAACTAACCGAAAGAAGGCTGCAAATGCCGTCGACGAGTAAAAAGCAACACAACTTCATGGCCGCAATTGCGAATAACCCCGCTTTTGCCAAGAAGGTTGGAATACCGCAAAGCGTTGGAAAAGAGTTTACTGACGCTGACAAAGGTAAGAAGTTTCGCTCCGGCGGCGTAAGCCGTGCGGATATTCAGAAGGTGAACAAGCCTAAAACCGATCACGGGAAAACGGCTTTTTTTAAAGAAGGTGGAAAAATCATGGCTAAAAGTTCAGGCAACGGCATCACAACTGCCAAAATGGGTAAAGTTCGCACAGCAGCCCCTAGCAAAGACGGTATTGCTTCCAAAGGTAAGACCAAGGGCACAATGATTTCCATGAAGGGCGGCAAGCCTCTTGGCATGAAAGCTGGCGGCATGAAGAAAATGAACTACGGCGGCAAAGCCTGCTAAAACCATGATGGCGAGTCGCGGGATGGGGGATATTTCCCCCTCTAAAATGCCCACGGGCAAGCGTAAGGCTCGCCGTGATGACACCGACTTCACCCAGTACAAAGAGGGTGGGAAGGTAAATGCCGCTGGCAATTACACAAAACCTAGTCTGCGCAAGCGGATTGTGTCGCAGGTAAAAGCCGCAGCTACGCAAGGTACGGGTGCAGGTCAGTGGTCGGCTCGTAAAGCTCAGCTTGTTGCCAAGAAGTACAAGGCGGCAGGCGGGGGTTACCGAGATTGAAAGCGCCTCAGAAATCATTGAAGGACTGGGGCGACCAGAAATGGAGAACCAAAAGTGGTAAAAAATCTTCTGACACGGGCGAGCGATACCTTCCTAGTGCTGCGATTAAAAGTCTCAGCCCTGCTGAGTACGCTGCGACAACGCGTGCGAAACGTGCGGGCAAAAAAGCCGGACAACAATTCGTAAAGCAACCAAAGACGATTGCAAAGAAAACGGCAGGATTTAGATGACTACTTCAGGACTCACCTCGTTTAACCTTGACCTCAATGACATGGTCGAGGAAGCGTTTGAACGGGCGGGTTCTGAGCTTCGCACGGGTTACGACCTGCGCACGGCTAGGCGGTCACTCAACCTGCTCTTTGCAGACTGGGCTAATCGTGGCGTAAACATGTGGACGTTTGAGCAGAACACCATCATATTGGCTACGGGACAACCCACTTACGCACTTCCTGATGACACCGTTGACTTGCTTGACCACGTCATCAGAACAAACGCCAACGTAGCCAATAATCAGGCCGACCTGACGATTACGCGGATCAGCATGCCCACGTATGCCACCATCCCAAATAAATTGATCCAAGCGCGTCCTATCCAAGTTTGGGTACAGCGCTTGACGGGTAACTCCAGCGTTTTGCCGGGAACTGTGCAGGCAACGACTTCTGCCACAGCAACAACCATCCCAATCACATCGTTGGTAAATGTGCCAACAGCAGGTTTTATTACCATTGGGACAGAGTTAATTGCATACAACGAGACAACTCCAGCAGACGGCGCTACGCCCGCATACTTGCTCAACTGCTGCCGTGGACAAGACGGCACGACTGCTGCTACGCTAACCGCAGGCACAGCTATTAGCTTGGTTCAAAAGAACAGCATCACTGTGTGGCCAACTCCCAATGCGGGAACTACGTACCAGTTTGTGTACTGGCGCATGCGCCGTATTCAAGACGCTGGTGGCGGCACTAAGACCATGGATGTGCCATTCCGTTTTGTGCCCTGCTTGGCCGCAGGTCTGGCTTACTACATTGCGCTCAAAGTCCCCGAAGGACTACAGCGTTTGGACGTGCTGAAACAACAGTATGACGAGGCTTGGGATCGCGCCGCAGGTGAAGACCAAGAGAAAGCAGCCGTGAGGTTTGTGCCTCGTCAGATGTACATTGGAAGCGGTACGTAAATGGCCAATCGGTTTTCGTCCGGCAAGAACTCCATTGCGGAATGTGACCGCTGTGGGTTTCGTTTTAAGCTGCACGAATTACGTAAAGAAATTATCAAGACTAAGAACTACAATCTCTTGGTCTGCAATATTTGTTGGGATCCCGATCAGCCGCAGTTGCAGTTGGGCATGTACCCAGTGGATGACCCACAGGGGGTGCGCGATCCGCGTCCCGACTTGAGCTACTACCAGTCTGGTAACACAGGCTTGCAGATTGTTTTGACCAACAGTTCTGCGCAAAATGCGGCGGGGTTACCGTCTGAAGGTAGTAGGGTCTATCAGTGGGGCTGGAACCCTGTTGGTGGGTCGAGTAATTTTGATGAAGTTTTGACGCCAAATTACTTGGTTTTGAACGTAGAAGTTGGTACAGTAACAGTTGCAACGACATAAGGAGTCGAACATGGACAAGAAAGATTTAGCCCAAGACAAAAAGACCGCAGCCAAGGCTGTGCACAAGCACGAAAAAGCTATGCACCCCGGCAAGCCCATGACAAAAATGAAGGCTGGCGGCAAGACTAACAGCGATATGCTCAAGTATGGCCGCAACATGGCTAAGATCATGAACCAGCGTTCTGTTGGTCGTGGAGGTTAATCATGGCTACATACAGACAACCCAAGAAAGAACCAACAGTTATTGTTGGTCAAATGCCTGTTAAGGAAGCTTTGAAAGCCAACATGTCGTTGGCCAACGAGCGTAGCAACCCTTACCCCGGCACTAAAACATCTGGCATCAAGATTCGCGGCACAGGCGCTGCGACTAAAGGTGTGATGGCAAGAGGCCCAATGGCATGAATTACGCCGCACTCAGCGCTAACATTCAGGCGTACACGGAGAACACCGAAGCGGATTTTATCGCTGAGATACCCGTGTTCGTTCAGCAGGCTGAGCAGCGTATTTACAACAACGTCCAGTTCCCGTCTATTCGTAAGAATGTGACGGGGATTACTACACTCAATAACAAGTATTTGGCTTGCCCCAATGACTTTTTAGCGGTGTATTCTTTGGCAGTCATCGACGCTACCGGTTCGTATGAGTACTTGCTAAACAAAGACGTTAATTTTATTCGTCAGGCATACCCACAACCAACGGATACGGCGATCCCAAGATACTATGCGTTGTTTGGCCCACAGTCCACCAACGCCGCTGAGTTGTCTTTTATCCTTGGCCCAACACCTGATGCCAACTACACTGTCGAGTTGCACTATTATTACTACCCTGAGTCTATTGTGACTGCTGGTACAACGTGGCTTGGCGACAACTTTGACTCTGTGCTGTTGTACGGCTCGTTGGTCGAGGCTTACACGTACATGAAGGGTGAAACCGACATGATGCAGCTTTACAACCAGAAGTACATGGAAGCAATGGCGCTGGCAAAACGTTTGGGCGATGGTATGGAGCGTCAAGACGCTTATCGCTCTGGTCAGTTCCGTCAGAAAGTAACCTGATATGTCATTGACCCAAGGCGCGACCAATACGTTTAAGACTGGACTGGCCAATGGCTCGTTCAGTTTTAGCAATACGGGCGACACTTCGTACAAGATAGCGCTATACACAGGCGCGGCTAATCTTGGCCCTGACACCACGGCGTATACAACTTCTGGTGAGGCGTCTGGTGGGAGCTACGCGGCTGGCGGTTCAACCCTGACAATCACCCAAGTCCCAACATTAGGTAACCAGACAGGTTCTACGGCTGCGGCTTTTTGGTCGTTTGCCAACGTGACTTGGACAGGTGCAATCACCGCCCGTGGTGCTTTGATCTACAAAGACTTGGGTGGCGGCAACACCGCTTCTATTTGTGTCTTGGACTTTGGTTCAGATAAAACGTCTGCCAACTCGTTTGTTGTGCAGTTCCCCACATCTACGTACAGTACCGCGATTCTTCGCATTGCATAAGGAGCCCCCCATGAGCTTGGACAAAATGACCGCTACCGACCAAGTAGCCGCAGTTACTAAATACAACACTACGCCGTCGGAACAAATGGCTATCGAGGGTTACTACCATGCTGTTTGCTACAGCGCGGATGGCTTTATCAAGTGGGACGAACCCATTCAGAACTTGGTTGTGACTGTTGGCAAGAACTTGACCTTGGACACTATCCTTGGTAACTCAGCCGCTGGCGCAGTTGTGATGGGTTTAAAAGGTGTAGGTACAGCCATAGCCGCTGATACACAGGCTATTCACGGAAGCTGGCTGGAAGTGGGCGGTACTAATCAGCCTACATACTCAGGAAACCGTCCTACACCATCTTTCAGCGCCGCTGCCGCATCTAGCAAGGCTACATCTTCGGCTGTGTCATTCTCCATGACAGGCACAGGTACAGTGGCGGGTTGCTTCATT